GACGCTTCTGACAAGTCTATCGTTGCGAATGCACCGAATAAACTGCCTTCGACGGCCAATGCTCCGCTTCGAGCGGAATCCGAAAAATCTAAATGCTTTCGCACTGTCGATTTTAGCACTCTGACCATGGTCCGCTGTACGCCATGTTGAAAGTAACTCAACGACGGTGGCTCTTTCGAGATCCATCTAATTGAATTAGCAGTCTTCGGTACAGCACACAATTCGCACGTTCTATCCAATTTGGTTAAACGATGCGGTAACGGAAATAGTGTCCTCGGCTCTCCAGGCATACCACGGAAAAGCCTACTGTCGACAGACATATGTGAGTATTTGTACCACATATTTCCGCCTTCCATGCGCGTCGCTCCTGCGGGCGCGCCTCCACTATTGCTAGGTACGAAATTCGCTATTTCTGTATCCCAAATATCCTTTGGAAGGATTTCAGAAATCTCAGAACGTAGCTCACGTACTAGGTCCTCGCTATACTCGAATTTGGAGAATCTCTTCTCTGATTCGATATACTTCTCTTCGGCAGATTCACGCAACTGATTAAAGGTTGAAGTGAATTTTGCTCTACCAAGATACTCCGATAATTGACGGAGCGCGCATACCTCCTCGGTACCATGATCTTGTTTCACTATAATTTGTTTTAGCAAAGTGAACCAAGGGCGAATGAACCATATATCTTCTTTACTTATTATAGAAGTCAATGGTTTCAATCGCAAATCAAGATCACCGTGGAGAACCCTCAAGGTATAGTCTTTCATAAGGGCTATACCCCTGCAGAACAAACTCGGATCGAAAGTGTGATTGGCAATTTGTTTTATAAAATCACCAGCGATCGTCCGACCTTCATTTGTTCTTCCGCAATTTGTGAACACATCAAAAATAAGAACATGATACTCAGCGATTATCTCTAGATAGTACCACCTGTCGAGTAAGACAGACAGCGCCACCTTCGAATAATTTTTAGGTATCTCGGGCATCGGACCCAGTCCGAAAGCATAATGTATTGCCCTTTTGTCCCTATTCCAATATGCGCTAGAAAAGAGCTCATCTGCTCTGTCGATATTCATTGTAATCGTCCTAGCCATATCATAACTCCTTTAGGCGTCTATTCTGAGGTCACCTCTGAAAATACTTGCAACTAAGTTGCCGAGTATCTCGTCAGAACCGAAGATTGCCCCTAGTGTCTGCACTGAACTTTTCTTTATCAGTTCAGCTGTAACTGAAGGGTGTTTAGGCACCGTTAGAGTTATAGAGAATTTAAAAGGTAATTCGCCAAATTCCCCGGATACGCTATTAGATACAGAGAAATTCTGCTCAACTAGCATATTGATTTGTGTTCCAGCGATTGAATTAGCTAATTTTGCTGGTTTAGTTATCGCACTACTGTAAACGTTGTTAACGTTTCTTAAGCTGATGCGAACGGATGCTGGACTTTCTTGCCCTACGCCTGTGATTGAATTATACACAGCGCGATTTGGTTCAGATGATGCTAAAGTAAAATCAAGGCCATAATTATAATTGCCGACAACGATTTCTTTAGTTGAATTAGGACAAGTGGCTGTAGGTGTTAAAACCTGCAATTGCGAAACGGTCCAAGGACCAAGTGTTGTACTTATAGGCGTAAATGCCATAAGATACCTCCTTCGTACTCTCTTTAATCGAGAGGGTGAATATTCGTATGTTTTCGGTATAATACCGGACGTTGGGGACTACTTGGCACGCCTTTTGCTAAGGATTAATGCGGTACCATTAACTGCAGCCGATCCGCTAACGCCGCGATTGAGAGGATTCAGATCTTCTAGATCCGGTAGAGGCATTGTGAAAGGATATTTGGAACATGTTCTTGAATAAAGAACAACCGTCAGCGTGGGATACTTTTCAAATGGAAAAGTGTATTTCGTCGAGCTCGTCTCGCCGAAGACTCTAAATTTCATGTCGTATAGAGTATCTTCAGATTCAACAACTCGAAAGAGTTCGCTAACGGGTAAGAACCAATCGACTACAAAACTAAGACTTAAAAGCTCCCAGATCCGCTTCGGATCAGGTGATAATCTAAATGTGTCAAGAAATTCCTTAGGGCCGTAAGATCCTCCAAATTTTTCAAGAGGATCGTAGCATAAGGAGTAACTATAATCACAGACACCATCCTGTAACGATGCAGACGGGCGAGAAACACTATGTGTGCTCTTTGCCTTAGCAAATGTAAATGCTCGTGCAGTGTATGACTTCCACATGTACTTCGCAATGGCGTTCTGCCACTGCTCCATGTCGTTCAGTGTTAACTGAGTTCCATAAGTAGTACCCAAGTATGCTTTCGCGACCTTGGAAGTAGAACCCTTACGATTTTTACTAACGGATGATATAGCAGATGTCCATTCTTTTATCTCCGACCCGAAGGTTCCAGAGAGGCCTTCTTTCCAGAATTCGAGCATATTGCTCTCAACATAGAATAAATTGCCTTGAATAGCGGTATCCGCCAACCACCCCATTCGCGCTTCTTTCATTGGGTCAATATTATGCGCATTTGTGCGTGTAATAGAAGCCACGAACTGAATCTCTCTAGAGATTCGGGGAATGAGAGAACGATAGTACGCTTCAACATCATTGGAATATCGACTTAACGAAAATGGTACTAAATAACCATGCGAACTACCATTGGTAGTTACGTCGTTTATAGCCTTAATATGATATGTATCCGCGATACTTTGATAGCGTCCTTTAACAAAATTGAGATCATAAGTTTCAAGCAGTTTATATCCCTGCCCTCCACCGGCTCCACGCGCAGTATACTTTCGTACACCACTAGGAGACTCCCACATGCAGATACAACTATAACTTAAGGACAGGCGTCCTTGAGTCGTATCGCGCGAGATTTTCCAGATATCGAAAATGCTAAAGAGTGGAGAGATGCTTCTAGTCCAACATTCGGAGTATATAAATGCATCTCCCAATTTGGTTACGACGAAGCAGTTTCCCGTGTGGACTGTTCCATCGATTTGGAGATTCAATCCACCGGCGCCTTTCAATATGTCAGGTCTGCCAGGTGACGATCTCTCGATCGCATCCAACGTTCCTTCCACATGTAAGTGGAAAACTGATTTTTGCGCTGTTTTTCCTGCATAGAACGCAGTACCACCTTGGGCAAAACTGCTTTCTGGCATTTCTGCCGCTAACACGACACGTGAATAACTTTCTCGTGCAAGTCCTACATAAGTTGTAGGGTGCGTTAGTGAAGGATAACGGAAACCTTCGTAGTCTTTCAGAACTATCATGTTCTTACTCCTTTCACAAATTGGATCTAAGGGTGCCTCGCG